GACAACCACCGCATTGTTTCCTGCATCGCTTGCGCTTGTGCCGTATCCAAGGAATACAGTCACAGAGCCAGAGTTAATGATGCGGTATTGGTTGCCACCAAGCGTAGTAGACAAGCATTGAACAGCCGTTGGAGCAGCCACGTTAGCCGTAAACGCTATCGTGTTGCCTGTTTTGGTAAAAGCATTAAGTCCCATGATTACAGTCCCAACGCAGTTTTAAGTTTTGCCAATTCTTCTGGATTAGAGAGAATTAACTCAGACAAAGAAGGACCAACTTGTGTTGTGTTCCCTTGTGTTGGATTTGGGTCAGTAAATGTGCCATTAGCGTAAGTCCAACCCGGACCTACATAGTCGGCAGGAATGGCTATTACCCCATTGTCAAATCCCGGAGGAGTTCCTTGAATGGTTTGCTCATATTCAATGACATTGATAACAACACCATCTTTAATAATTGCGTGTTTGATTAAATTGATTAAATCACTCATTTTTTACCTCAATAGTAGTATTCATCAACAATAATTATTCCTGCATTTCCGCTACCGCCCGCTTTACCAGCAGCGTCACCAGCCGTGTTTTGACCACCAGTACCGCCACCTCCATACGATGAGCCAGCAGCTCCAGCAACACCGCTTGGACTACTGGCGTTTGATGTCCCACCATAAACACTATTACCACCACCGCCGCCAACAACAACACCAAAATTAAGCCATCCCATATATCCTGTGCCACCAGTAGCATTTATGTTTCCACCCGAACCAACACCACCTGACCCACCCGGTCCTGTTGTAAAAGATGCCGTCAAATTTCCATTACCAGAACCAGCTCCAGCGCCTCCTCCAGAAGCACTAACTGTTGCAAAAGATGTTGAGCCTCCAGCAACACCATTATTATTTCCAGCAGCACCACCAGCGCCACCAGCGCCTACTGCATAACTATATGTAGCAGATGGAGGAGTAATTAGCAGCTCGGCATACCCACCACCGCCAGCTCCGGAAGCAGCAGAACATTGAGAAGCATTACTACCAGCAGCACCACCTCCACCTCCACCTCCACCAACAACACGAACAAAAATGGCTGTGCAATTTGCTGGAGTTGTATAAGTGCCAGAACCGCTTGAGTAAACATTTCTTGTTTTGGGATAACCAGTACCCGTAGTTTTTACCGTGCTTGTCATTGTGACGTTTGCCAAAGACAAGTTACTAAGCGTAGTAGTTGTGTTACCAAGGTAAACAGAAGTGTTGCCCAAAACAATTGCCGTAGCAAAGTTGGTATCTAGTTGCGACAACGGTATTGACGTTGTTACGTTTGCAAAAATATTTGGAACTGGCATATTAAAACCTCACTCTTAATTCATGTTCGTATTCGAACCCATTGATTACAAAATTTGCGTCTGACGATGTAACCGTCATGCCCAAATACTTACCCCATTGTTTTGCGTCTGTTTTATATAGGGTATATCCCGCACCACCGTACCAACTGATTGTCGCTGAACTATTGTTAGTCCAAGGTATTGGATTACTCAGATTATTAAGCCAAATAACTAATTCTCCAAGTGAAACCGGTAAGCTAGAGCCAGTCTCCGAATCTACTGTGACCGTTAACTGGGCAGCATTAGTCAAAGTAGCTTCAATGCCAACCTTCAACGCTTGTTTGGTGCGTATTGGGTCTTTCATGGGATTTAAGGAAGTCTGCACATAACTGTTGATAGCAGAGGACGCATCCGCATACAAGCGAACACAAGATGTTCCATCTGTCCCATAGAGGTTAATTCTTCCTCCCAATGGGGCAGAAGTTATGTAAGCCAATGTAGCGCTTGCGCTAGTAAAGAACCACTTTTTCTCAAAAAATATGGCTTGGATATACCGACTAGAGCTAGAAGTACCAAGTCCACCCGTATAGCGGAAGTTAAAAGCAGCGCACAGAATGTTGTTTAACAACACCTGACCCGCATACACAGGAGAATCAAAGTCTATGTTAGGGAAAATACCATCTAGGCTATCTGAGATTTTGCTTGTAGTAGAACCTACTAAGGCATATACGCCATAGTCATTCATAAACAAAACAGACCTAAAGTAAGGATAAATAGCGTATGGCAACTGAGAACCTACCGAGGCGCTGACGTTGGTGTTAGTAAACAGCGTTGTGCCAGCATTAGTTACCCGAACATCTGAGAAGACGTTGATGGACTCATCTCCAAAGAGGTAGAGGAAGTTGTTTGCTGACAACAGTTGAGTAATGTTGCCGTGTAGGGTTGCATCAGTTAAAACAACTTGACCCGCAGAAACGCTTATAAAGTCGCTATACGACCCCGCAGCCGAATAGCTGACCGTGCGCCCGTTGGCTATCCAAACACGCCCTGAAAACGACTGTATGCCAACTACTGGCTCAGTATTAATGATTGCTTTGGCTGTCGCATTAGAACCGCCACCACCCGTGATAGTCACAGAGATGTTGGAAGAGTTGGTGTATCCACTACCCACATTAGTCATCACGGCTTGGGTAACGATGCCACCGGCAACAATGCCTTGAGCCGTAGCATTTGAGCCACCGCCACCACTAATCGTCACACTCAAGTTAGATGCGTTGGTATACCCAGTTCCACCGCCTGTAACTAGAACTGAAACCGTACCAGTAGCAAAGGTAGTAATACCAGCCACCGCATTAGCACCAGAACCACCACCACCTACAAAGGTAATTGTTGGAGAGGCGTTATATCCTGTCCCCGCCTCTGTAATCGTTATAGAAGATACAGCATTAGCCGCGATAGTTGCCGTAGCCGTAGCCTGTACGCCATTAGCGTTGTTGGGGGCTGAGATGATTACTGCTGGCGCAGAGGTGTAGCCTGTTCCCGCTTGAACAATACCAATTTGTCCGACAGCTCCAACAAAGACTAGGCTTGTGCCGTCCCAAGTGAAATAGCCCTTGGCGGGGTCGGCAATCAAAACACGCTCATTTTTCCATTGAGATACGTTAATTCCTGAAGAACTAAAAGTTCCCGCAGGAGCAATTGTGCCTTTGACATTTGTGTCCAAGCGCACAAACTCAGCAGAGCCATCTGTTTCAAACCCAAGAAGATAATCAGTTAAGCCAATATTGGCTGAACAAAATGTTGTAACTAAGCTAGTAAAGGTTACGTTACCAACATTGGAGTACGTTGGAGTAATTTTGATATTGCCATAGCCAATAGGCATAGCGTTCTCAAGCCAAGAAAACTCATCATCGCCAATAGCCGTTCTGTTCGCCTTGGTGTTTACACCCTTGAACTGTTTGACAACCTCGTAGGATTTTTTTTGCTCTGCGGCTGCCATGTCTTAGAACGGTGTTGAGTACGGGTCTGGAATCCTTCTTGTGAAAGTGGATGTCAGCACCGACTGGGTTTTTTGCTTGTACTGCTGCAAATAGATTTCAGCTTCACCAAAAGACTGTTCATAGAATTTGGCAAGATGAGCCGCATAGAACTGAACAACAGTATCGTATGGTTCATTGATGGTATCTGTATCAGCCAGATTAACCAAAGCAGTTGGCAGAATAACCGTGTCCAACTCAGCTACATAGGCTTGGTCTGGAATTGGTCCGACATAAATTTGAGATTGACCAAAAATGCTAAAAGCAATTGGTCTACCAATATAGTTTTGATAGTAACGCAACTGAGCGTTAAATTGCGTCCAAGGCAAATACCGTAATGGGATTCTTGAGTTTCCCCAATAAATGTTTACGTTCAAAATATCAAGCGTCTGCAAACCCGATGGCAAAACAGCAAAGTTAATAACTTCGCATGGTGCAACATACTCGTAGGTTACCGCGCTATCTGTCAGAGTCAAAGTGCCTGATGGAGGATAGACGTAATTAGCAGAAGGATAAGGAGGAACTTCAGCGCCTAGAGTTCCACCCACAATAATCTTGTAAATAAAAATATTAGAAAAGACATATTGGTTAGCAGTAACAACAAGACCAGTTGACCAAATGACTGGATTATTGCCACCCGCTACTGGAGGTGCTGGCGCTTGGGTTACTTGCACGGCTCTCAAACACCCTGTGTCGCGCACGACACGCTCACGCGCACTATTGATGTAGCCTGTTAGCTGGTCATTAGTGTAGAAGTTAGATTGCGCGTCATGGAGCAAATATCTAACTTGCGTGATATAGCCTTGGAGTGTCTGAGCCATGCGTTATCCATCGTGTTGTTCGTTGACTTTTCCCCCAACCCGTTTTGCAGGAAGGGGTACTCGCTCAACCACCGGGGATAACAAGTGGTTTTTCACAGGCGGTCTGTCAGAGATTTCAAATTTAGACAAAATTTTCAAACCTTCTGGAATGTCATTTTTTGTTTGAATTAGCGACAACCTCGCCATGTAATTTTCTTTATTTGGGTCACCATGACCAAATATGTGACAAACGGCATCTTCCGGAGCTTCCACCGTTTCACCCACAGGGAATGTATACGGTTTGAACTCGTAATTGAATGTTATGGGTTTTTCCCACTTGTTTGTCACATATAAGGTTTGCATGATTTAGAAGCTCACTACATCGCCCCATACGATAATATCGACTGTGTTAGCGTTGCCAGCCACAGTATTGATATTGACGTATAGACTTGAAGTTACGTTTCCTGAAACAACTCTTGTGGTGTATGGAGATGCAACGTTAATATCTTGGTACTGACCAACAGCATTTACGCTTGATAAAACTGTGTTAGCAGTAACCAAGTTTAAGCCATCACTAGTAGCCGAGATTGACACGTTAGCAGATGCTACCGAACCAGAAGGGTTTTGTACGGTAATTCTCCGTATAACAACCCCGCCAGAATTGGCTGTAGCCCCGCCAGCAGTCAGACCACCACTAAGAAGTGGTAAGTCAATTCCCGTAGTAACACCATTACCAGATGTATTTAGCGTGGTTGCCTTGATGATTGCAAGCCGACCACTACTAAAACTATCTAAGTATAAGTTGCCAACTGCGTTGGGATTAGCCATGTTGACTCCTTAACTTGTGTAAGTGCTACCAACAGCTTGACCACCATTCGTAGAAAACAGCGTAATAGTGGGAGTACCACTCAACACGTTTGCCCGGACGTTAGTACCGTCAGCGATGAATGTACCGCCAGTATTGTTTGCAACAATGACTTGGTAGCTAGCATTGCTAATGTTGCCCGTACCATTGGTATTCAATTCAATCGTTACGTTAGCCGTAGGAGGAATGACATAAATACCAGCAGGAAGAGTAACAGTTGCATTACCAGCAGCGTATGTTAAATAATACGCGCCCGCAGCATTGGTGGACGTACCGGATAGGATGATTTTGTTTGATGATAATGACATGGTTAATTTCTCCTTATAGTGACAAAGAGTTGTAACCCGACACTACTGACATAGATTTTGGCTTGGTCGAAACCATTTCCGCAATCATCAGTACAGCACCAACATAACCAATTTGCCAGTTCGGGAGTGTGGACTCGAATCCTGTAAACACAAACGAACCCTGCTCATGGACATAGAGCGAGAGATAGTTAGTGTTCAGGAAGTACACAGTACCTTCTGGACAGTATGGGTCTGGGTAGATTGGAACACCAGCGACCATCAAAGCGCGGAAAGCGGCTTGAGGACCGTTAGAATCACCATCAAAACCGCCACCGGGTGTGATTACATATTGTTCTTGACCAACAAAGTCTTGAGCAAGTAATGTCCAAGTACCAAATCCGCAAACACCAAAAGAAGGCACTTCAGCGCTGTTTTTCACAGTACCAGAAATGTATTGCAAGATGTTTTGACGAGTTGGGTTGACGTTACCGGCTGTGTAAGCCTTTGATTGCCACCAAGTGTATGCAGAACGGCTAATGTTGCCATAAGTGCCAGAGGCGCTAACGGCAGCAGGAAGTCCTGTGAATTGTTGCGTGTTAGTGCTGTTGTTATACAAGGCAGTTGCCATTGCATCCATCATCACGTTTGTCGCATCGTTCATACGGGCTTCAATCAATGGAATGATTGCAGCGTCTTGCTGAACAGCGCCTTCCATACCGAGGAACGGTACAGGGGCAATCATCAGCTTCAGGTCAAATTCAGCGTTGTAAGCACCTTGCTGGACTGAAGGCTGGTTGAATGAACCAGAGTAGTCAGACCATTGAGCGTTAACAAACTGAGCGCCCTGAACGGGAACGGTTACAGATGAAACACCACCAGAAGCAGTTTGACTGTTTGCAATCAAAGCCGCCATCAAGGGCGTAGAGTTATAAAGTTGTACGACCAGCTTCGGGATAAACGCACGTCTTGTGACGTAAGTCAACTCGGTGTACTGTGTACTACCCGTTGCTGGAACGATACCGCCACCTATAGGCATAGTTATCTCCTAGAAAAAAAATCCCCTGCTTACAAACCAATGGGTTTTGGATTTCTCCGCAACTCATTGAGCGCTTTCGAGGCTTCGTCCCGTGCTGCCATTACTGGGTTTTTGTAGTATTTACCTAAGTCAAACTTAGCAACTGCACTTGGGTTGTAGCCTGTCGGTGTGGGTACAGCAGACTGTTTCATCCAGTCCCAGTATTCCGCAGCCGATTCGTGATTGGTAATGCCCTTATCAAGCATTATTTTTTCAACTTGTTCAATTTCGCTTTCGTCTTGAATAAAACCTTTTTTAATCAAACTCATTCTGCGTTTGTTAAGGTCGTTCACAGCGTCTTGTTCGCGCTTCTCTGCTCTCATCTGTTCAAGTTCTTGATGAACTTTAGAAACGGCAGAAGATGTGTGGTCTTCAATATCCAACTCAGGAATTATTAGACCGGGCTTGACTTTACGAGTCAGGCGCAGAATTTCTTTCCGAGTCTCTGGATTGTCAGACAACTCACGCATTAGCAACGCCATTTGGTCGCGCTGCTCAAAACTCATGTCTTCTAAACTCATAGTTATCCCCTAACGAAATTAAATTACTTTTTTACCGTCACCGGGCTTTTGAACTTGCATCTTGTTCTTTGGTCCAGTAGCAGTTGGAGAATTCAGTCCACCGAATTGGGAGTACCGAGGTGTGTTAGTAACAACACCATTTTGTTGGTTGTTGTCTGTAGGTCTGCGTGGGCTGTTAGCACCACGGGGTTTGAACAAGTCCATGATTTTTCCTTACATTGGAGTTGGTTGAGGAGAAGCACCGCCTCCACCAGCACCCGGCATTGGCGGTAGGTTTGGAACAGCCGGGGCTTGAGACATTGCGCGACCTTCTGGCGTAGCGCCTCCGGCTTGTGGCAAGTTTTGTAGCATCTGAATAATCTCAGACTGCTGTAATTCATTGGTTTTTTGTTTTTTCTGTCCAAGCAATCCAGTTAAGGCGCGTAAGGCAGATAAGGCTTTTTGCCCTTCAGGTGAAGAGCTACCAAAATTTGGCAAGGCTTGTTCGATTAAATCCATAGCCATGCTGATGTTGACCATTGCGCCTTCTTTGTTTCCCATCTTGGGTTCAGGCGTAGACATTGGGGATGACATTGGAGGAGTTGACGCATCAGACATTTCCGTTTCAGGAGTCATCTCAGGGGTAGTTGCCCCTGCTCCACCTTGCTGTGAGCGAATCAAATCCATCATCTTTGCATCGGTTGCCATAAGTTCCCTCTATCTGTTCAACAGTCGCGATTAAATCAGACTATTGTAATTTGTCAAGTGGGGAGCAAGTTTAAATTCCAGCCCCCCCAAAGGAATATGAACGGTCAAACCGCGCAATCAACAGGGATTACTCCCCATTAATTACTTGCGGCTCTTACGACCTTTACGAGCTTTACGCATAGTCTTCTCCAAAGTTGAAGGCGGCGACCTTTTAAGTAGGGAAGGAAGCCACACCCTTTTCCCTTTCGGGGAAACTGTTTAGCGACAGGACTTGCGACCGCGCTTAGATTTTTTACCGTACATCATGTACTCCTTATGTTCGTTGAATTGCTCTCATTGAGCGTTGTGCTTGGACTGCGGGGTTGACTCTAACATCAACATTCTTGTATTGCAATTTTCCACCAGCGCCAGCTTTTTCTGCACGACCAAGTTCTTTTGTCGTTACAACGGGCTGGTCTGCTTTAGGTGTCAACTGTTGAGTGGTTGCCATTACATTTCCTTTAAATCTGATTTTCCCTGATTGGGAGGCTCTTGCGGTTGAGGTTGGGAAGCCGCAGCTTGCTCTTTTTTCTTCAGCTTATCTTTGAGCAATTGTTTCATTGGAGGCTCAAGCAAGTCAAGCAATGATTCTGTGTCAATAGCTTTGGCTTTAAACAAGTTAAATGCAAGCTGTCTCAAGTCTTCTGTAAAGATTGGAGAGTTGGAATGTGCATCTACCTTGACTACATAGTCTCTAGTAAACTGGTCGGCAATAAATTGATGCCCCTCATCGTCTTTAAAATGCGTCTTGTCATAGACTTGCATCAACTTGAGGTATAGCGTAGCTACCTTTTCAAGCGAATCCTCCACAATAAGAGCGCGTTTCTTAGCTCTGCTAGACCCTAAACGGGCTAATTGAGATGCGTGACCAGAAGAACGAACACCAGATTCGCCTTTGCCCTGCAATACAGAGGAAATGCCAGAGGCTTCTGAGAACATATTGTCCACCTCATGTATCACCTCAAAGAGAGATGACGGCATATCAGGGGCTAATCGGTCAGCCCTAGCGTTAGGCATATCGCTAGCAAGCAGTCCACCAGCTCTGTTTAGAGCAAAGTTCTTCTCATCTAAGATGCCAGTAAAACCTGTAAGGGCTGTAGGCGGGTTAACTTGTTTCGATAACAAGTCAAGAATCTCAGTCATTCGGTTATTGCGTAACTGCTGCAAGAATACTAGGCGAGAAACTTCGGATTGACCCCAGTAATAATCATATTGAGGGTTCGGGCAAATTTGCACGAATGGCAGTTCACCCTTGAGGAACATTGATTCGCCAGGTCTGTCATAGATGAAGATGTCAGGGTCAGCCATTGTGACGCATTGGTAGTCATCAATTTCGTCATTCCATACCCATAA